CATAATTTTTATCGGGTCTATTATCATCCATAGAAGGATTATCTATTATAATACTTTCATCTAAATCTAACAATTTATTAAGGTCTTTCATATTATCACCGTCTATATTATATTGTTTAACTTAAAGAAAAAAGTATTATTTCAATTAAATTATTATATCAAAATAAATTAATTTATGTATTTCACGGAGGTAAAAATTAATGCCAAATTACGCATATATATGTGAAAATTGTGGTAACATAACATTAGAACTAATGACATTTGAAGAATATGATAAAAATAGAGACAACATTATTTGTAAAAAATGCGGTCATAAAATGATTAGATCGTATAAACCAACAGCGGTAATATACAAAACAACAGGATTTTATTAGAATGATAGTTTAATAGATGATCCCTAGATAGATAAAATGATGGGAATAAAACCTAAAGGTAAATTAGATGGTGAAAATTCTGTTTATTAATGAGGAGATGATTAAATGAATTTAGAAATAGATGTATCGTTAAGTTATAAAACAGAATCAGATAAAATTTAGCCGTTATTAGATTTTATAAATAATGAGGAAACATTAAAATAGTTGTTAAAAAACGGAACAATAACCAGTGAAAATTGTACATCATTAAGAATTCAAATTAGTGAAGAAAGTATTTATATATATAATTATACAATTCAAATGGGTAAAACTGTTATATAGGATCAAGAATTCTATATAACCAATAAAGAAAGTAATTTTGAAACTATTAAATATATACTATTAAAATATATTAAAAATAATCTAATTCTGGTGGGGGGATAATAATGCCTAGATATAAAAATAACAGTAACACATATGATTTACCAATTTCTTATGTTTAGAATGATGGTTTGCTTTTAACTAAATATATAGAGAAAGAAGGCGGAACAGTCGATATAGAATACTATATACCCGAATCTTTAAGACATACATTAATTTCTATTGATGATATGGATGTATTGCCCGTACCATCGCCTGTAATTAATACAAAAACAGAATCAATCACTGTATAGGAAACATTTATTGATTATACACCCGATGATGAAACATTAACTGTAAATAGACAAGAAATGTTAATTCAAAATGATACATAGGATTTAGTATATGTATGGATAAATCATAGTTTCGATGAAACAGATCCAGTAGAAGTATAGTAGTAGATAGAAAAATAGATACCTGTATTGTCGGGAAATAGTATAACTGTAACAGTGCCAAGTTATTCATTTTTAGTTAGACTTGAATAGTTAGATTTGGGAACTGTCTATGTAACATCTACAATAATATTCTGATATTTGGATATTATATACTTGAAATATTTTTTATACAATTAATAGGTGATTACTTAGTAATCACCTTGTATATATTACAATTTATTTCACTGATACATGCAATAGTGTTTTACGTTCAGTGATTTTATCCGTATTGGTAACTTGTGATACTACACCTTGCTTTATACCAATCATTTCTATAATTTCTTCATCTATTGTATCCTTACCAACAAAGAACCATGCCGTTACTGAGTTTTGCTGACCTATTCTATGGCATCTATCTATTGCCTGTTCCAAATCTCCAGGAGTCCATGGAAATTCTAAGAACAATACATTTGAGGCTGCGGTCAGAGTAAGTCCTACTCCGCCAGCTTTTATATTTAATACTATCAATTTTGTATCGGGGTTATTTTGAAAATCTTCTACGATTGCTTGTCTTTCTTTTAGTGATGTTTCACCAGTAATAGACTTACAATTGAATTTTTTCGAAACAAGTTCAATTATATTTTTATGAGTTCCGAATATTACTAATTTTTCACCAGATTCAATGAAATTTTCAATCCATTCAATTGCTTCATCCATCTTACCTAGTGCTGCTTTCTGTTTTAATGTTTCTATTCTAAAAAGATGTTCGGCTCGTTCAGAATTTAATTGAGCAATCCACTTTGCCCTTGATTCTATTTGTTCGGGCGTAAGATTTGTATCTTTGAATTGTTCCATTATTTTTTTATTGGTAGTAGCTTCATTCCTTCTCCTTCTAATCCAATCAATAAAATCTTGTTCATAATTATCATAATCTTTTCTATTAGATATATTAACTGGTATTGTTACTTTTATTTTTTCGGGAAGTTCTTTAAGCACTTCCTTTTTCTCTCTTCTAATAAAACAAAGTCCTCTAAGTCTTTCATTTAATTCATCAAGGTTAGATGATCCAGTAAGATCATAACCATAACCATTGTGGGTCATTGCACAATAATTTTCAGCAAATTTCCAAAACCCGCCAAATTCCTGAAGCCTACCAAGAATTCCCAACTGTGATATTAATTCAACTGGTCTATTCACAATTGGAGTTCCCGTCAAAAGAAATCTATATTCTATTTTGTTTGATAATTCTTTTGATAATTTTGTCCTTTGTGCTTTGCTATTTTTTAAATAATGACTTTCATCAAATACAATTGCTTTTGCATTTATTGATTTTAAGTCATCAATTCTCTTTTTAAGCATGTCATAATTTATTATAACAATATCTGCTGGATCTCCTGTACCATTCCATACAGATATTGTTTTATTACTTACCCATGTATTCCACTCTTTTTCCCAATTATATTTCAAAGAAGCGGGACATACAATTATGGCAGGATAAGCATTAAGTTTATGAATAGTAGCTATTGCCTGAACGGTTTTTCCTAATCCCATTTCATCTGCTATAAATACTCTCTTATTTTTTATAGCATATGCCACTCCTGCTTTTTGAAATGGATATAGATTCAGATTTAATCCGTCCACTTCAATATCGGCATTACTAGCAGTAGATTCTACTAAATTAGATTCATATTTATGAACCAGTTTTTCCAATATTGGCTTAACATTTTCATCTACTTCAAAACCATTATCAATAAGAACATAAATTCCTTCTACATTTGCTAAATCTTGATTAGCAATCCAAACCTTCTTATCACGATCAAACTTTCGTTTTGCTAATTGTTTTACTAACAAAACGGTGGAAGGATCATATGGGAATGTGATATGAAACTTATCACCAACAGTAGTTATTTTTTTAGGTACAACCGCTTTTGGTTTTCTATTTGGATATTTTTTATCGTCTGGAAGAGTTTCGGGGTCGGGCGGTTCGGGTATTTTATCAAAATCAATACCACCCTCAAGAAGTTGATTCTTATATTTCCTGAGAATTTTATATGCAATAAAAGTCATTTTTGGTGACCATTTATCTAAATCTGTATCAGCCAAAACATGACCAAATTTCGTGTCTGTGCCATTAAACCCAACCCCATCACGGGATTGGGCATAATCACATCGGGAAGCAAGAAAATCTATTGCTCTTTTTATTTCCGCTGACATTACTTTCCCTCCTTAACGTCTAGCCTTACCACTTCAGAAGGATTGTTAAATTCGGCATAAATCTCAGGGTACTTTGCTTTGAAAGACTTCATATCGAAGTTATCACGGGTATATTTATTTATTCCCACAAGTCCCACCTCTGCTTCAAATGTCTCTATACCCTCCGTCTCCATTATTTCCTTAATTTCTGACGTAAGAACTTCTTTACGCTCACTTGCTAACTTATACAGTTTCTTAAATGATACCAAATCCTTAACCAGTTCATTCAGTCTTTCCATTACATTCTTCTTCATTCTTTCTCCTCCTCTTTTTTTGTTCCTCAACATAATAATATCATATTCTTTGTAATATAAGAATACGATACAGTAAATACTATTACACTTCAATTAAATAAGGTAACAAAAACCTTAATTTATTTGATATTATATTTTATACACTTATTTTAATATAATAAGAATTAAAATTTACTAAATACCAATTACAATCAATATCTTTTTCTTTAGCTCCCATATCTATTAGGAATTTAGTTATTTTTGAATTTAGTTCAGGTGTAATTTTTGGTAATGTTTGAATATCAATTGCTTTGGTATTTGATAATTCTATTGAAAAAAGATAGGCTGGATCATATACGACATAATCACATAATTCTGGATAACCATAGGGTTTAACTTCAATGTTTAATTTAGATATTATTATATCCCTCTTAAATCTATATTTTATTTCTATTTTAAATTCGTCTGAAAATTCATCATAATATTCTTTGTTTTTGGTAATATGATTTTTCCATTCTATTTCAAACGGTAATTTATTTAACTTATTTTCAATATCCTGCAATTTAGCTAATTTTTCTTTAAAATCTGGGGTTCTTAAATTTGTTAAGTTTAAATCAAAATCTATTTTATACATACGTTTCATATAAATATCTTTCCAATTTTCCCAAAAATCCCGATATTCACATTTATTTCTTACATGGATATTAGAATTAAATTCATCAGTTAAATAACCATATACTAATCCTATCATCATTTTCCTCCTATTGTTTTATACATTAATAAATCATGTTCTTTCTTCATAGCATCTTTTAATTTATTTCGTATTTTATATTGTTTTTTCGATTTCTATAAAATATCATTTACTACTTCACTATGTATATTTAATTTTTCTTTTTCTTCTAATATTTCATCATAAATATCACAAATAATATTTCTATATTCTTTACTTAATCTAAGTTCTCCATTTCGTTTAATCTCAAATCCACCTGTAAATACACCTTCCATTTGAGATAATGTTCCCTTAAAAAATATTCTAGGATTACTATAAAAATCTGGATATATAAATCCTGTATTATTAGCAAAATCGAATCTATCATTTTTAACAGAAATTACTTTCATTTCTGGTAGTAATAATCCATATAAATAACCCATCTATGCTACTGAACCGTCTAAAGCATAAACTTTATTAGGTATCAATTCTGGGTTATCATATTTTAAATGACCAAAACATATTGGTATATCTAAATCTATATATTTCCACCAGTTCCAAATATATTCTTTGTTATATTTTTTAATTAATTCATTAGTATGATATTTATGCCCGTATAATATACCCACATTTGTTTCCGATAGATGTTCATCTAATGATAAATTATAATCATAAAATGCGTGAATTACAAATATAGTATCGTTCTTAAAATACTACGGGGTTTTCTTTATAAAATCTAAAAACTCATAATATCTTTCACCAAATTCAGACTTAGCAATAAGTTGTGTGGGACTCATAAATTTTCTAATATGTTTGTTTTCGTGATTGCCCCTAACTACTTGAAACTATTTTTTATCACTAGAATATTGTTTAATAAAATCAAATATTTCAACATTTTGATTACCCCGATCTACTATATCTCCGACAGATATAATATTATCTGGATAATTCTATAATTCTATTAATTTAATCAGCTCATCATAACAACCATGGATATCACCAACGATTAATGTTGATCCCATAAAATCACCTCAAATTATTATAACACATAAACTATTAAATATAAGTAACATTTGCTATAAAGTATTGAAATTAAGGTTTATTAACATTTATGTAAATATAATATGGTATAATTTATTTAATTTATTACTTTCAAAAA